GGCTTGTAAGGTTTTAGATATTAATTTTAAAGTAGAGATACAATGATTTACACAAAACTATTCTGCACAGACACAGCGTGTCCGTCGAGGCAAACCTGCGACAGAGCAACAACCCCAGAGAACACAAGAATAATCGAAACAACTTACAACAGAGAAGAAGATGCAATCAACTGCGACTACTACCAAGCAAAAACAGTCCCCACTACAGAGGATTAATAGGGTGATGAAATACTACCTTGATAGAGGAGTGAACAAAGAAAAGGTTAATGATGTTTATAGAAGCATTATTAACGATAGAATGAAGCAGTAAGAATAAACTTACAAAACAATCAAAAACCAAATATTACAGCTTTTTTCTGCCATTAAAAGTTGTTGTGTTTGGTTTTTTTATTAACTTTGAATAAAATTAAATTAAATGAATCAACTAAGTTTTATTGAATTAAACCAGCTCATTTTAGATTGGGCAAGAGAAAGAGGACTTATAAGTAGAGAATTTGCATTAAGGCAGACCGTTAAACTTATAGAGGAAATTGGAGAAACCGCATCGGCTATACTAAAGTCAGATGTCGACAAGCAAAAGGATGGCATTGGGGACATATATGTTGTTATTACCATACTATCTGCTCAAATCGGATTACCTTCATTCGTCCCAACAGGTGAAGCCACTGGCTTTAGGTCTCCAGAACACGAGATTATTGGCATGATTACTAACACAAAGGATAACTTGTCGATGATTGTGAACCTTGAGAGATTGGCCAAGTCTTTAAACTTAGACTTGCTTGAGTGTGTTAACTTAGCTTATAACGAAATAAAAGATAGAAAGGGGAGATTAGAAAATGGAACATTCATTAAAGAGTAACACCCCTACAATTGGGTCAATAAAAAAGAACTCTGTTCGAGCGCACTTGAATGTGGTTTTGAAAAAAGCAAATCAATTTTTCGAGGATGATTTATCTAGAAAAACCAGAACAAGACAAATGGCCTACTATAGGTATGTGTACTTCTATGTTGCGAAAAAAATGTTTGGAGACAAAATATCTTTGACAGATATAGGGCTTAGTGTAAATAAAGACCACGCAACTGTTATATATGGAATAAAAAAGGTTGAAAGTTCAAAGGTTTTTGACCCACAGTTGTACACTCTTTTAAGGTCTTTTTTAGAGTACTGCTCAAGCAAAGACGAGGAAAATAAAGACATCTTAGAATACGCTAGAAAGATGGATATTGAATCTCTTACAGAAGAGGTTTTGAGATTAAGAGCAAATCAATTATCGTTCCCAATACTTGCAGAAATAAACAGTTTCTTGAACGAATGCGATAAAGAAACTAGGGAGTCACTATTATTAAAAATAAAAACAGTTTACGAATTAAATAAAAAAGTGTATGATGTCAGAAATAAAGTTACCGCAGGTTAAAGAATTAACTCCAGAATTGAAAGATATTTACTTATCAGAAACAGAAAGATGTGGTCAATTCAAAAAAGAAGATGTTTCAGATACCGATTTGGTAGGCTCTCACTTCTCATTTGAATCTTCTTCTCAAGGAGAGGAGTTTTGGTTTCAAGTGTGGAACAGTTTAACTGGAAATCTATTGCTAGATTGTGATTCTGACACGATAATTGTTGCAGGGCCTAATACCACATTCCCAGCTATATCAAAAGAGAAAACAATAAAAGACATTGATAAAATGGTTTTATTTAAAGACGGAGATTTAAAAGAGGTTATTTTTGATATTTCTGAAGCAAAAATCGAAATTAACGATTCCGGGAAAACGTTGACCATAAACTTAAAATAATCACTATCTTTGTGTTTTCATCGTATGAAGTACAATTCAAAAGCAAACACATATAAAGGTATTCGATTCAAGAGTCGATTAGAGACTTATATGTATAAATTGTTTGAAGGAGCCGGCATAAAAGCCGAGTACGAAAAACACAAGTATGAAATATTAAAGCCCTTCTTCTTTCCTTTTGACTGCTATGAAAAATCAATCAGAGGGAAGGCTTTGGTTAATAAGGGAAATAAAAAGATACAGGGTATAGTTTATACTCCTGACTTCGTTATAGAAGACCAAAACACAACCTATATCGTAGAAACAAAAGGTATTGCAACTCCAGATTTTATGGTTAGGTTTAAGCTTTTCAAGAATTGGTGTTTGAGCCAAGGCAAAGATTTCGTGATATTTATGCCTAGAAACCAGACGCAGTGTAACGAAACGCTAGAAACAATACAACAAATGATAGAGGCCGCTAAATAACGGCCTCTTTTTTTACTTCCTATACTCAGCTTCTATGAATTGAACAAATCTAAACAAAGACTCTTTATCATTTGAGTAAATAATATCTTCATTCAATCTCTGAGTAAGAAATTCCAAATCAGAATCGCCCTTCTTGTAGCTCTCTATAAGCTCGTTAACATCCTTGCTTATATCTACAACTGGAGGAGGATTCTTTTTGTACTTCTCTATTTCTTTTCTAACATAAGCCAAATCCTCCATAGACATTTTTGCTTCTGACGATATAGCGTTTAATGTTTCTTTTCTCCAATACCTTTTAGCGGACTCAGGCATATTAGAGTCTAAAACCTCATTGATAAAGTTGTGGTTGTATTTTGTGTACAAAGCCACTTGCACACTATTATTTTTAACATCAAAGATATTCTTGAGCTTTTCCTTTGCTTCGGCTTGTTTTTTTCGCAACTCTTCTTTAGAGTAATTCTCACTACCTTTATAGTCAAGCCAAAACATATCAAATACAATATTATTCATTGCCCTGTCTTCTTTTTCTGCAAAAACCCTATTTTGTCTTTCAGAAAGATTTACACCCTTCTCTCTTAGATATTCTTTATTATAAATAACGTTGTTCTTAAAGTCATTTATACCGAAAGATATATTTCTTCCAAGAGGAGTAAGACCAATTGAGGCTAAGGCATCAGCTATTTTTCCGGCTCTACTTAACGTTTCGTTTTTATTTGTAGATAATGAGCCGGTATCTTCGTTTTTCTTTTCCGGTGTTACGGCCTTAAACACCTTTTCACCACCCTTTACCGCTATGTCCATCACTGGTATATTCGGGGTGTAGTCTCCTTCTTTCTTCTCAGAGAAAGCCACGTTATAACCTATATTCTTTTTTTGAGAACCACCAAATCTAGGCTCGTATTTCCCTGAATAAGTAATATCTTCTCCATACTGCTTATTGGCCTCTTCAATAGCCGAGGTTATAATCTCTCTAGAAACAGAGCCTCTTCCTTGTGTTGCTGTTTGTATAAGGGCGTCAATAATTATTCTTCTTTCTTTGTATATTTTATCTTCCTCCGTTTCGTCTATTCTAGAAGTACCTTCTAGTAAGTTAGCATCTCCTTTATCATCATCGCCGGCTAACGCAGTAGCTATGGCCCCGCCTATTGGCGCTAACAACAACAATTTTGTTGCTCTAATAACCTCCCCGTAAACTAAGTTTGAAGCTAATTTAACAGAAGCTGTCTTAACACCATCTATATTTCCCCTCCTGAAGGCGTCCTCAACAGCATTACCCTGAGCTAGATTGAACGAATTAAAAAACTGGTTTGCCATTCTCCATATATTATAACCAGCGCTATCTTTTGGAGACCTTCTTAGTTTTTCAGGTAAATTAAACGGGTTTTTTGTCCCAACAGTCTTTGATAGATTTGTGTCGGCATATAGTGATGATTCGTATATCGCATCTCTATGTTTGTCCAAGTATTCAACATCTCCCTTTTCAATAGCTTTATAATCTGGCTTTTCACCTGTAATTTCCAAAAACTTAGCATCGAAAGAACCGTAAAATAACGGTATGGCCACAGCTACATCTGGATTATTAATCATTATTCTATTGAACTCCTGTAAGTAATCGTAATACTGACCAGTTGTCTTTTTGTTTAAAAACCTAATATTTTCAATCATTTTAGACTTTATCTCACTAGGTCTTTTGCTTCTTTTTCCTGAGCCTAAAACCTCTGCGCCTTGTAGTATTTTACTCTCATTTGCTATACGAGAACCCTGTTGAGTTCCTATGTTTTCAATTACAGATGCGTGATTTACTTCGTTTGAAAGTATGTTTTTATACACGGCAATTCCTCTTATAAGTTCTTGAGGGTTTTCCATTGCATTCACGACATTGGAAAACATATCTGCAAAAATCTTGTCAATACCAATTAGTTTCGTGCTTGTAGCCAATGTAGAGGCCGCGTCAAGAACCTCATCAGCAACGCTTTTCTTCATTAAACTTATACCAACAGTGGTCTCAAGTGCATTCTCGTAATCATTTTCAATTACAGTCAACACCTCTAATCTTTTGTTTTTTTCCGACTGACTCATGCTGCTTTCCAAAATTCCTTTTCTTACAGCCGACAGTGTTTTTGCGACAGTTTTGCTTTCAGAGTTTAACTTCAACAAGGACAACTCTCTTGCATTCATTTCGTAAACCCCAACAATGTCTTTTAAGTTCAAAACAAGTGAAGGCCCTGTTGCCCCAGCTTTCTCTTTCACAGAAGAAGCAACTGCTGATGGTCGACCTAAAAAGCTGCTTTTTATGTCTTCAAAAGTGTCTCCTCCTATTCTAGTTAGTCTTATTGGAAAATACGACTCATTGGCTACGAATGGAGTTCCTTGTTGAAAGAAAGCATTCTCCTGAGCTAATGGGTTTGTTTCGTTTCTCGAATCATCAAGATTTTTTATTATGGACTTTTCTGCTTCTGTTAAAGCTATGTTTTCACCTCTTTCAGTAGCTGCTTCAGCTTCAGATATAAGCTCCTTTAAAATATTGATTTCCGCCTCGTTGTATATATCTTGTTTGGTTGGGTCGTTTAACACATCTCTAAAATATTGCGAAGCAGACCTAGCGTTTTTCATTCCAGCCAAGTGCATTCTTTGGACAAGAAATACTCCTAATCTTAAATTTGTTTTTATGATTTCGTTATCCTTACCTCCAGATATTTTTGATATTTCTTTCAAGGCTCCGTCAAAATAATCTCTCTGAAGTCTGTCTACAAATGTACTAGCTTCTCCAACAACACTTCCTGAGCGACCGTATACAGACTCATACAGAGGTCTTTCATTTTTACCTAAGTTTTTAAAGAATAAAGAATCCTTTGCAAAACCAAAGGACCCCCTTACTTTTTCTTTAATAGTAGATGTTTTTGTGCCAGCGATATTTTTAATTATCGACTTGGCTCTTGAAAAATAACCAGTAAAGTTTACTGCAAATTTATCTCCAAAAACTGCCTCTAGTTTTTTTGACCGGTTAAATGCGTCTATATCAACTTTAAAAGACTCTAAAGTTCTCGACTGATAACCCATCTCCATCATAGATAAGGTGTTCAATAAATTTTCTGCCTTTGACTTACCTAATGTCGATAGATATTCTGGAGTTAAACCGCTTAATACTTGGTCAAGCCTTTCTCTGGTGGCTTTGTCGAATAGTTGGCTAAAATTAGCTCTATTACTCTCTAATGAAGAAGAAACGTCATTTATCTCTTTTAATGTTTCTGCGGAATCCCAAGGTTCTTTTTCTATCTCTAAAATCTCCTTTAAAGATTGAAATCTCTCTTGGTTTTCGATAATAAAGTCCCTTTCTGCGTTTGTTATAATTCCAGACTCATTCATTGCTATAGCAACATCAAGTAAGTCGTTTCTATTAATCAAATCGGAAGAGCCGGGAGATTCAGAGAACTCCCTTATTTTTTCAGATAAATAAGTTATGTTTTCTCTGCGTTTAAATATAACGTCCGACATCATTTTTGCTTCTTGAGAGGCCTGACTTGCAGTTGTTTTTTCAGAAAGAACCCTCCCAAGCAAAGATTCATAACCGCTAATTTCAGAGGCTGGTATTTCTTCTACAGGTATAGACAGTAATCTTGAAAAATCTGTAAAACTACCCTCTTCTTTTACTAATTTTCCACTTTTTAATTTTTCAGATAAAGCTTTTCTTTTATTGTTTAGCTCTTTTTGCTTTCTTTCGTAATCTTTGATGGTAACAGTCTTGTCTAAAAGGTCAACGAACTTTTCGATAGCAATATTTTTGTTGGAGGCTCTCTCTATATTTAAAGCAGCCTTTGTTAGTGACCTTACGCTAGAACTATTGTATGTTCCGGAGCGAACAGCCTCGTTTAGCATATTGATTAAAAAACCAACTCTTTCCTTCATGTCGGATTTTTTTTCTACAGCAGAACGCTTTACTTCTTCTAATGCTTTACCAACAGCATCATTTTGGTCTTGAATAGATTTAGCATCAATCATTTCCTTTAAGGAAGATGCATCTATAACACCGTTTTTTAGAGCCTCTATTAACTCAGCTTCGCTTTTAAAGTTATGTGTTACTCCGTCTTTGTCTGTGTATGTAAAGCCACAAGGATTAGCCATATTAGAATAATTTTTTCTCCAACAATAACATTGTGAATTTATCAGAAGGATTAACTCCTTCAAGCTTTCCAAGCATATCGCTATATGTAATAACGGCGTCTTTTTGAGCCTCCCTAAAGAACTGTAAGAAGTCAAACGTGCAGACATCTCCAATATCCATCAGCTCTTTTGAACACTCATTGTATAAGCTATAAAGCTCATATTCCGTGTCATAAACAGTTTGTATTAGCTCTGATAAATTATTGTAATTAAGTTTTGAAGGGAACTCGACAGCAACGCTTGGGTCTACATTCCAATCTATCAGATAGTCTTGAATCTTTCTAGCGTGACCTAGTTCCTCGTCACTTTCTTTTATGAAAAAATCTCTTGCTAAGTCAAATCCGTTGTCTCTACACCAATTACTTGCTGCTTGATACGTGTAGTGATGCAAATACTCTTTTGAAATCTTTTTTGTTAGGATTTCTATAGTTTTAGGGTTGAGTGTTTTTAACATGGTATTTCTTTAATTTTTCCTTCTTTAATTAATGCCGCTACAATCTCGTATGAACGTGACTCAAGCACTCTGTTATTTATGTCATTAACCTTGTTTTGCAAAGATACTTCTTTTTCATTTTGTGTTTTCGTAGGCTCTTCTTTTGTAAAAAGTTTATCCAATACTTCTCTTGATTCTGGGTTTATATCTAACTCAATCGGGCTTCCTTTGATGTTGTTATATATCTTCTCTAAATAATTTTTAGCACTTTGAAATATTGTCTTCAATTCATTTGTAGGAGCAATTCCATCATAGAAGTATTTTTCAACACCTCTAGCAAAAGCCTCACTTGTTTGTTCGGTCCAGCCTTCTGTTCCAGCCCAATCTTGAATCGTCTTCATTTGGCTTTCTGATAAATCTGATTCAAGTATTCGTCCTATTTGATTAATTGGTGTTTTTGAATCAGCGTCATTAAAAAACTCGATTACTTTTTTACCATCACTTAGCATTTCACTTGTTTTAGCAAAATCCTTAGATACGTTCTCAACTTTTCTATACCAACCATTACCAAGACCACTAGCTTCGGCCCTAGCATTCATTATACTAAGAACAAGTTTGATTTCGTTATTTAAGAAGCCTCTTTCGTGCAAAACCTCAGCCGTCTTCTTTTGAATAAACTCTGCGTGTTCAGCGTCAGTTCTCTTATCAAATGGTATAGCCTCAAGTTCAGTGGTTGATTTCTCATTAGACATAACCTGATACAAATACCTCTTAGCTTCCTCAGAATTGCTTACTTCTTTTACACTCGTATATCCCTCTGGAACTTCAGTTGGCACAGCATCTCCATTCTTCGTGCTGTAATAGAAAACATTCGATTTCAATTGCTCTGAATTGTAATCAATAACCGCTTTGTATCTCGCCTCTCTGTCTGTTATTTTTTCTCCAGTTTGCTGTTCGGCATTTTTCTTGGCCTCGGCAATTCTCTTTTCTTGGTCTGATTTTGAAAGCCCATAAAAACCATCGTTTCTTTTTCTTGAAGCGGTGTTTATTTCCTCTATCTTCTCGAATGCCCTTTTAAAACTTCTCTGCAACTCAGCAAGCTGTACTCTTTTGTCTTCTTTAGATAAGTCTGAATCCTTAACCCTTTCGGCTTCTTTTTTGATTTCCGCAACCTTATTTGAAAGGTCTAAAACCACCTTTCTATCCCCTTCAGGCATCAATTCTAGTCTATCTATAGAATCTTCCACAACCTTTCTTGATTGAGACTCTAATCGCTCACCCTCCTTTATGAGTAGTTGTTTGGCCTCTGCGCTCAAGTTAGGGTCTTGTAACTTCTGACCTATTTCTGTCGCTCTCAAGGAGTTTTTATGCAGTAAGTTTAACTCCTTGCTATTCATATATGGAGAGGTCTGTTCTGCAACTATATGAGAGGCGACTACGTTCTGAGAATGTAGTATTACAGCGTGAAGAGTCTGGTCTATTCCACCCCAAGATTTTGAGAAGTCAAATTCCTTACCAAGAACATATCTGTCGCTAAGACCGTTGATAACGCTTGTTGAACGAAGAATAGCATCCAGTTTCACAGAATCTCGTAGGAACTTGCTAGCCTCTTGAGCGAACTTTTCCCTCATAGTCCTAGACAACATTTCCGGAGCTACACTCCTAATTATTGGGTTAAATATGGTTTTAACTTGAAAAGCCAACGGAAGATTTGTAGCTGCTCCATACAAAATAGCACCAGTCCAAGCTTGTCTACGCCCATATAAATCCTTGCCTTCGTTATTTTTTACATCGTAAGTTTTCCCTCCAAAGTCAAACTTATCCTTATTTGAATCTTTCGCTTCGTGTAAAGCCCGTTTAAACTCTCTGTTCTCCTGATTTATCTCTCTTAACTTAGCTCCAGTAGCATCTGCGGTAAGAGCAATAGTTCCAGCAACAGGACCTCCAGCAGTTATAGCGGCAACCATTCCAAGTCCGTCTCCAAAAATACTTGTAGTTTCGTTTATAAAACTACTAACATTTGTAACCTCCTTTACATCTCTAACTCCAGCCAGTTCTTTCTCCTGTGCTTCCGTAGCAATGTTTATAGCTTTCTCAACATCCTTCTGAGCCTCTTCTTCTCCAAGCAATGGAAATCCCGTGTCTTTCGCTAGGTCTTTTCCTAATTGATACATATTGGCTAAAGCACCCCAGCCCCACGCTTTTACTCTCTTTGCCATTTCAGCCAGTTCATTGGTCTCCGCAGAATAACCACTTACGGCAGTTTTTAAGTTCTTAACCTTCTTGACCCCTTCATAATATTTTTTTCTTACTTTTAAATATTCTGAATAATACCCAGATATTAACGCCTCATTTTTGTCATACTCATTCTTTAACCTCTGAAACTCATCTTTGTCCTTGACGGTTCTAGCAGTATCAATAAGTTCGTTTCTTTTGTCCACAAGTTTATCCATACTAAGATTGAGCGCAGAAACCCTATCAAAGTCTAGTTTGTTTTCTTTTTCAGTAGCTTTTAGTAAGTTTCTACTAACTTTAGTTATAGCAAATCTTTCTTGAGGAGTCAACTTTTCAGTAGCATCATAATACTTATTTAGTAATAATGCGTCTTGCTTATTTTCAAAGAATCTATTTTTAACTCTTTCGGCCTTTTCTTCCGGTTTTAAATCCTTAAACTTTGGGTCTTCGATGGAAAGCTCTTCTCTTATGTCTGCAAAGTTATCTCCCTTTAAATCAACGACTGTTTGCCCGGTCATTTTCCCGGAAAGAGTATTCATGGCTGTTCTAAAAACATCCTCTGTCTCATCTAGAATACCAGTTCTTTGAACTTGAGCGTTGTATTCTCTTTCAATCGAATCTAAGTCTTCTCTTGTTATAGAAATATCACCTACTTTGGCTTTTGCTGAGTTGTACCAGTTAGATTCTTGAGCCTTAAATTCTTTTGCGGTATTAGAGTTCGCCATAAACTCTGTATTTCCATAAGTAATTTTTTTAAGACCCACACTGGTCTTTGCAAGCTGTCTATCGATGTCCTCTAAACTCTCTACGGACAACGCTAATGATGGTGAGTTGAAGTCAATTTTAGGCAATTCAACAGGCTTTACCTCTACTCGTTGTGTTTGTGGATTATATACCTTTGACACTGTTTTTTCTGCCTCAGAAACAGCCTTAATTTTAGGTCTATCAACAACCTGAGTTACAATTTCTTTTTCAGGCAGTTTTGTTTTTTTAGACTCAATCAGCTTTTGTACAATACCAGTAGGGACCTCTTCTTTTGATTTTCCTTGATTTGCCTTTTGCTTTTTCCAAAGCTCTATCTCCTTGCTGTTTTGTACTTTTTTGACAGTAGTATATCCGGCCGGAACCTCTTTTGGCTCCGACTCCACATTGCCCACTTTAGGGTTTACGTTGTAGTAATATACGTTCTTATCTTCCTTCCCAGTAGAGGAAACCAAAGGCCGAGCCTGCTTTTGTTTTTTTGAAACCACAGAACCACGTTTGGGTGGTTGAGGCTGTTCTTGTGTAGTAGATTCCGAAACAACTTCTGTTGAGTTTAAACCTGACGGTTCGCTTGACTCTTTTTTTTTTAAGTCAAAACCATAAGCATCTGCCACGTCTTCAATAGTCGCATTTGTTTCTAATGCAATAGATTCTATTTCTTGTAGGGTTATCTTGTTTTCAGCCATATTTATTTTTCATTAGCTTTTTTAGTACGGAATGAGTTTGTATTTGTATCAAAAATAAGACCTAACTCTCGGTTAAAGTAGTTTCTCATTTTTATTTTAACATCATTACTAATGTTTTGCTCAATTGCCTTCTTGTATATATAATTGCCTATGTCCAAGACACTCTCAAAAGTTTTCTCTTTATCATCAACATCAAGGTATTTGACGCCTCTTAATTGCTGAATAAATGCAACAGCATTATCCCCAGATAAAACTTCTGTTTTGCCTCCAATAGATGACTGGCCTAACTTAGATGAAGCTGGGCCAGTACTGGTCCCCAAAGAGTCGGAAGATTTTTGTCTGTATTGGAAAATAGCTTCTCCCGAAGAAGGGATAAAACCCAATCCAGTAGCTACTCTATCTGAAAATTCACCTTTTTCGCCGCTTATTGTCCAAATGGTTGCTTTTTTGGAAACCATAGAAGGTTCTTTTTTACCAGCTTCTTGTATAGCTATTTTAGTGTTAATTGTCACTGGGGAAAGCGGGTCTACAAAAGGAATTTTATTTGCAGCATTTCTTGATGAAAAACCTCTAGCCTCATCCTCTGCTTTAACATCTTTTAACTTGTAAACCTGCTTTACTTTTTCGTATAGAGCATTTGAAACGTCATCGTAATCTTCTTTTGTGTATTCTTTTTTTGGATTTCTAAACCTATCATCATTCGGAAGTAACTGATTAGCAACGTCGGCAAACAGTGCATTGCTACTCATCAAAACCTCTCTTGCTGTTTTTTTTAAGGTTTCGGAGTCTTCGTTGTCCAAGAAAGTTTTATCTATCGTTATGGAGCCATCCTCTCTCTTTCTTTGATAAACACCCACAGAACTTGCTATGTTTTGAACCAGACCTTTTCCATCCTCTCCAACTAAGCTCGTTGAAGGTATTACCGATGCCTTCCAGTTAACAACCTCGTTAAGAGTAACATACGGCTTGGACTCTCCAAAAGAATTAGTCACATTTACTAATATAGGATTTCCATCCCCCCCAACTTCTAGCCTTCCATCAGACCTTGTTTTGTAAGGAATAAACACAGTTTCCCCGTCGACATCTTTTACATCATAATTACCGTTTATTATGGAGTTAAAAGCCTCTGTAAAAGCAAGACTGGCTTTTGATATTTCTTTCTTTTCAAGAGCTTCGTTGTAGGCTTTAAAACTTTCCTTCGCTTTTCCCATTTGACTTACAAGCATATAAGCTTGTTGCTCAACTAAATTTGCCCCAGCTATGTCTCCAGCAGAAATTCTGTTGTAGTACTCAGTTTGCTTTGAAGCTAACTTTTCAGTTTGTAAAACGTCAAATTTAATGTGTCCAGTCGTTTGAGCCCTTACTTCTAGTGGCTTTACTTCTTTTTCTTTAGGCTTAGCGGCCGCTTTAGCCAACCTCTTTTCGTCTGCTTCTTGCTGAAATTTTTGAGCATTCAAAGCCACTTCTCCAAAATCAACTTTGGGAGCTGTTACAGTTGCAAATGCATTTGTTTTACCTATTGCCATAATTACTTTTTGGAAAGAGCGTCAATATATTTCTGTGTTTGAATAGAATTAGCAATTCCTTGAGCACCACTGGTCAATCCTTGAAGGCCACCTTGAAGACCACCCATTAAAGACTGCTGTCCGGCGTTAAATTGAGAAGAAAGAGCCGCAATATCTTGCATATACCGTTGTTCTCTCATTCCTCTTAAATTAGCCTCTTCTTGAGCAATCATCTTACTTCTTTCAGCTAATTGTCTATCTATGTCTGCGCCTATAGCTTGAGCTTGCTTGTTTTGTTCTGCGACTAAGTTTTGGGCTCCCCCAACCAATCCTCTAACACCTCCAGCAGATAGTGAGTCCATAGCCGTCCCTACGGCAGAAGACAACATTTCTTTTTGCATTTCGGCTCCCTTAGTAGCCACTTGTATTCCTTCTGCATAGTTTTGTAACTCAGGGACTTTATATTGCTCTAAAGCTTTTTGAGCATCCTTTTGCATTTCAGCTCCTTTTATTGCCTGAAAGATTCCTCCCCCGGCAGACGCTAATCCAGTAGCACCCATTATAAAACTTGTTGCTGCCGCCATATTATTTTAATATTTTTACTAATTCAACACAATTTTGACTTCCTATTTGAAAGTCGTTTTTAACATAATCGTTTATTAAAGAGTGGTTTTTTAAAGAGGCATACCCAATTCTGTATCCCATCTGTTTCCCAATTTCACAAAGAGATGAAATCAAATACGAAATTGATTGTCTTCTCAATGGCTTGTCTTTTACGTTTGGATTTGATACTATAAACTCAATCCAACACATTGCAGAGTTGGTTTTGTATAAAAAACCGGCACACACGGGTATTTCTCCATCAAATACCATTATTCCAGTTTGCGGTAAACAATCGGCTGGAGGCGCAGTAAATCTCCAAAAAGACCACCATTCGCACAACATTCCGTAATCATTATACGTTACAAATCTGTAATTCATAGTACTGCAAAGATATGAATATTATTGATACGATTTGACGGCATCGGCGTTTAAAGCGTAAAGAGTGGTCTCTGTTGAGTGACTTTCTGTTGTTAGCTTAACCTTTGCGTAAACTCCTTTTACACCGTAACTTTCCGCTATTGGGTTTTTAGCAACAAAAACAATTCCGCCGGCAGGATAAGAATATGGGGTAACAGGAGCCTGAATGGTTATGGAATTACCCGTGTAAGCAGTGACAGTTGAAACCGGTTCGTAAGATTGTGTGTTTGGGCTGTATATACAAAGAATGTCTCCAATAGAAACAACGTTTGGTATATTGCTAAAAGAAAATACGTTTGATAAAAAAGACGTTGGAACACCAATTCCCTGTATTGACAGTAGGTCAAAATTAAGAGTTGAGTTTGCATCTCTCCTTATGAATGCATAATGCTCACCCTCTCTTACACTAAAACTTTCTCTGTTGATGTGACCAGAATCTAAATTTGTCTCTATCAACAAATCAAAGTTATTCACATTTGCCTCGATGCAAATTGTCTTAAACTCTTTAACCTCACTAGGGGCTTGATTAATAACTGTTTGTATGTAAGACGGGAAAACCTCGTAGTTTCCATTGTTATTATAAAATCTGTTTATAGGGGCAGAGCTGACATTGTGAAGTGCCAGCTTACCCTTTTTAAACGTATACATATCGCCTTTAATTTTAACGTAAGACTCTGGCTCAAAAGACCAGTTGGAAGTCCAACCGTTATTTTTCTCGTCAAAAGAAATTGTTTTTCCCATATTAAATGCTACAAAATAATGATTCTGAATACGTATTGTATTGCTCTTGTAAAATTATATTTCCTCCAATCTGTGTTACAGAACCCGGTCTACAACATATTACAGGGTCTCCAATCTCGTCGTTAAACACGTATTCCTTGTATAAAAATGGATTTCCGTTAGACACGATAGGTATTGTAAATTCAATTGTCTGAACATTATCAAGACAGTCTGTGTACTGAAACTCAATAACTTCATTCTCTCCTTCTAATACGTTTGACAAATACTTGAATGAGGTAAATCTAAAGCAAGATTCTGAAGAGTTAACAGTTATATTTATGCTTCCTTGATAGCTACATCCAAACTCATCTGTAACAGAGTATATAATGAAGTCAGAACTTCCGCTTTCGTTTGTATATACAATATCGTTGTCAACAACCTCTGCTGTACCATTTGATGCTCCGGAAACTATACCTACAATTACACTTCCTTCGTAAGTATCGTTTCCAAGTACATTTATTGTTAGGGTCTCTCCCTCGTTTAGAGATACATTGTCATCCTCAACAGATATTTTAGAAGCGCAATCCCAAACAATGTATAGTTTAGAATTTACAGAAGGTTTTGAAAACACAAAAGAACCGCTAGCAAAGTTTCCTGAAAAGTCGAGAGATAACCAAACTGCTTCGTCAAGAACCTGATTTACATCTAAAGAGTCTTCTGTTACAAAATACCCAATTCTGTTGCATGGCTTGAAGTCAAAAGAACCGTCCTTAGCGTAAACGTTAATTGTAGCTCCATCCTGTGGTATTTCATTTATACCCTCTTGACCGATTAAGTTTTCAAATCTAGACACTCCATCTGATTCAAAAACTTCGTTATTTGAGTTTCCACCTACAACGCCAATTAATGGATTAGACCAACTGTACCCAGTCTGCATTGATTTACCTGCGTCTGTATCGTCATTGACAACAAGTAGAACAACTTCTCCTTCGTTTAGTTCGGGGCACTCAGCCTGAATGGTGTATTGAGAAGAGTCTTCCTCCGTGCTCAATGTGATAATCACTAAATCAGCAACAGTGTTCTTTTCGTACTCCACAACACCTGACCCTTCCAATCTACTGTATGTAGATACGTTTTCTCCATCAGAAACAACCATTCTTGATTCAGAAGAAAAATTGTAAGGTATATTCATTGTAAACGACTGCTTAGGAGCCGGCACGTTAAACACTATTTCTTCGTCGGGAATAATAGTTCCTGATACAGTTAAGTTACAGGGAGTTTCAACATCTTCAACTGGTTTTTCTAAATCGGAAAAAGTTAAATAGTACTGCTGCTTTTTATCGTCAAATCCACCAAAAATAAAATTATTGATGTATTGGTCGAATAACTTAACAAATTCAGCAATCATTCCGTAAACAGATATTGGTTGAATACCATCTCCTCCCAATCTTAGTACAGCTCTTTTATTTGCGTCCGCAAAATATATTGAGTTGCCGTAAAAAGCAAAAGATTCCGGGTTATTCCCAATACCAAACTCACCAGCATACGGAACTTCATTTCCCAAGACACTTTCTACAGAAGCGACCTGTCCTCCTCCAACTGAGTCAAAAAGTATGTTTTTAGTGTACAATATATTGTGAACTTTATATTGCTGAAAAACAATTAAATTCGTGTCTTTAGTAAATAGCTTTTGAATAGAACCATATCTATCATCCAAGTCTTTGTAGTTAGCTCTTGATAAGTTAAATTCATTAAGAGAATTGTAATTCGACGTTTCGTCAAAAGCTCCGCTATAAGTTAAAGATGCAATATTCCTGTTCGCTTTGTATCCGTCTATCTCCACTCCATTTCCTCTCGTAGCGGTGGACAAAAAGTTTCCATTAAACTTATCTCTTACAATGTAGCTTTCGGCTCCATTCCCTTGAGAATAACAGTTAAAATAGTTAAGGGTTATTTCACAAGGCGTATTTGCCGATATGTCTTGGTCTTCGTCAGAGCTGTATTTTCCTAAATGATTCCCAGACCCATCAATCAAGTAGGTATCTTGAGTTTCGTAGAATATCTGAGAAGATTTATCTTTTGGGTCTGTTTCAAAAATAAGTAAGTTATCAGAAGATAATATAGTTATTTTCGTGTACATAAACGTTCTGTTCTGTGCGTTACCATTCATTATACTTGTAACACCACAGTACAAATAACCAGTCCCTGTAATTGGGTTTTGATTCTGAGGAAGTGATGGGTCTAAACCATCCTCTACTCTAAAGAAATTTGTAGTGAAAGGATTCGCAGACACAACTTCGGCCTGATAAAAATCATAGAAGTTAGCATACGTATTTAAAGCCACAAAGTCTTTTTCAAAAACATATCTGCCTCCATTACTTCCTCCTTTTTCATTTCTGTAAAAAATAGTAACTTTAGAACCAGCCTTAATCTCGTAATCAGTATACGAAGTTCCATCAAATGTCGTAAACAAAGAAGACCTTGCCGTGGCTGAACCATTCCTTATAGCTGAGTTAGCCTCTACCTCCTTGTATATTTGCTCTGCATTAGCAAAATCAATAGAGTATATGTTTTTGATTTTTATGTAGTTCCCGGCCGGCTCCTCAAAAGTAGTGGATTGAATAAAGTCTGGTGCTTGAGTTCTGTAATCTAAAACCTCTATTTTAGTTAGCACATCGGTAGGCCCGTCCAAATCTCTTTTTAGTATCAAATTATCCCCAACAGCTACCTTTTGGTTTTCTAGACCCTCTAGCTTCAACCAAAGATAATTCCCGTCCTTAAAAACAAATGTTGCGTAAATATTTTGATACTCAAGCTTATTGTCTTTAACGAATATTTTGTACCTATTCGCCCACGCAGGAGCTTTGTGGTTAATGTTGATTTTTATTTGGTTTTTTTTGTCGCTTTCCGATATAGGTATAAAGACAGTTCCGTCTGAAATAGTTTCATTTGCAATAACAGTGCTATATCTTCCGGACCCGTCTAAGTAAACAATGCCACATTCATAACTTCTGTTTGTTTTACAACTAGCGAATGCGCTTCCTTCACTTAAAGTCGCGACAAAAGACATCTCTGTAAACTTGAAATATTCTATAAAGTTTGTTTCATCGTATACTTCTGGAGTGGTTGGATAATTAGTCCACACACGGTGTTTCACAAATGGCAGCTTGATGTTCAACAAGTTAACATCTGTAGAAGATATTATTTGAAATGGCTGAAACTTATCAGGATATGTATTATCCTCATTATCAACGGGAATTATTTGCGATTGGTTTTTAAAGTTTTCAGTAGCTACAACAGATATGAAGTTTATAAAGTCAGGGTCAAGAGACAGCTCTTGAGCGTTATTATAATCTTTGGCACAATAATATGATATGTCGCAGTTATAAACACTTCCTCCAAAAAATATTCCAGAAAATGAAGACGTATTGGATGTTGCAATAAGCGATATGTTTATCACGTTGTCTTTTCTAATCGGTGTATTAGTAAAGTCTATTGAGACCACATCATTAACAATGTTAATGTCTGAAAAAGAAGGAGGAACTTCAGAGTCAGAAAAACTTTCAGAAACATAGTTAACATCAAAATCCGCCTTTACCTCATCACCATCAATGTCAACCAAGTCTCTACCCTCTACGTAATTTCCGTAAATCAACCTGTTTCCAATAAATTCTTGAGCCTGAGCTTTTAGAGGTACGTTGTCAAAAAGTCTTTTTATTTCGTCCTCTGCTAAAATGCTATATATTTTGTTGTTGGAGAACACAAAGTCCTTGGTCGTATTGTCTGACCAGAATTTCTTGCTCTTATTGAATGTGTCAATTATGTATACAAAACTAGAGTTGCTCTCTCTGAAAACCAATTGGACATCAGTTACGTTTCTATCTCCAGTATTAAATTCAACCTTTACTCCGTTAAACTGATTTATCATACCAGAGTTTTCCTGAGTAAGATAGTCAAGTCTAAAGTTAGCAGGGTAGAACTGAGGATTTGAAAATGTAGACAAAGCACTGTACTCACCGTCAATATACTTATATCGATAAGCAAAAGATAAAAACCTTTCCTTTATGTTGTTTTCAACACCCGTACCCACAATAGCGGGAGTACACACAGGAGCCTCAAAGGGTGGCTTTTTGTAGAGAGATATATCATCACTGTTGAATCCATTTAAACCATATCCCTTAGCTCTCCCTATATTTACGCATCTAATGTCGTTTAGATTGTCAGTCCAAACTAATAGTTTTTGTTGGTTAAATGAATTGTAAATTACATTAATACCGGTAACATAGTATTTTGGGTCGAAGTTTAAAACATTGCTACCAGCATCTCTATCGTCTTCAAGAACTACAGATGTGTTTCCGCTTAACTCACTGTATTCTAATACTAAGTTTTTAGTAGGCGAATAAACAAGCCAGTATATACAAGAATTTGCCTCATCAGCTATAGAGCCAATACATATAGATTCCTCTGGAAGTTGGTATGTTGACACAAACTCAAGCCCATATACGTTTTGAACGGACCCAACTTTTTGCCCTTCGCTATTTGATACGATAACGTTTAAAGCGTCAATATACTCCCCGTCAGGTACAAGTCTAAGGTCTAAATCCTTATTCATTTTACCCGAAACAAATTGTCTTTTTAACTCCATTATTTAATCCAGTTTGTTTGGCTTCTCATAGATTGTAACAACTCATCATATCTAAGATTCATTAATCTTATTTTAGTGTTGTTTCTAATAGCCTTAAATTCGTCTTTTGCTCGTCTTACAATGTATTCTTGAATACCAACTTTATTGGTTAATATCTCGGCTTTTATGAAGTGATACAAGTATTTTTCAGCAAGTTTATTTACCTTTAATTCCGACTCACTTAAATCAGAAAGACCATCAGAAATATACTCGATAACAATAGTTTTGTCTTGTAATTCAGAACTAAATCGAATAAATCCCTTGTCTTTTTCAATCATAAAACTTCCATTTCTGTTGGCTTTCTTCCCATCCATCCCGAATCTAGCTCCATATAAGTAGCCTTGACCAGCCTCGAATGGATACCCTAACTCAAAGGAAGTTCTATTTGCATTGACTAGAGGAGACTGCCCCTGCAATGTTTCTGATAAAGGCGTTCCTTCAAGAGCGTCTCCATTATTATCAAACATTACATTGTAATTGTTGTCCTGTAAATATGCCACAGATATTGCGTTGCTATTGTTTTGAATTAAAGGACGTAAATTTCCGTTCTCGTCTACATAGCTTATTCTAACATAGTTTATATAATCCTTTGGAAGTGGCATTTTTAAATCTTGAGCAACCTCTAGTTCTAAGGCACGAACCTCTCTTCCGGCGTCATAATTTAACTCCTGAAGACCTCTTTTTGCGTGAAATATAACCTCGTATCTTTTGCAGTCATTGATAACCTTGTCATCACCAACATACATTATATAGAAGTTGTTTATGATTTCCTTTAACAAAACATATTGGTACTCACCCCAGTTATTTTCGTCTTCGTAGTATTGTTGGTCTGTAAGTTGTAACATTATTGCGTTCTATTTGTTATCATTTCGTGTTCTTCAATTGCTTTTGCGGCAACAACAATATCTTGTTCTCTTATGTTCAAACCAGCATACTTTAAAATACGCATAGTTATCTCCATCTTGTCGTCATATCCAATCTCAAAGTCTTGATAGTTTGGGTCGGACGGATTAAACACGGCGTCCTCACCAACCATAAAGTAAGTCCAATTAGGGTCTTTTGGTAGCCTGAAGTAAACCAACTCAACACCATCCTCTATAGTGTCTGGATATACTTTGTAAGTGCCGTCATATTTGACATAAGCCGGATATAAAAGAGAAGGAGCTGTTAAGTTGCTTTCCAATAAAAACCACAGTTTATCCCTTCCTATATTTTCAATCTCCTTACTATTGTAGAGAAGATTTATTGTAACGTAAAAATCATTAGGTTCCTCAAAAATACCATTGTTGTATGTTAACGAAGTTGGAGCAACAATAAACTTGTCTAGGTTTTCCTTGGTCTTTTTTAATATTTCTTTTTCATTAATACGAGATTCCCTAACTACAGACGCTCTATTATGTCTATGAAAATAACCATCAACAATTTCCTGTTGAGCCTGTTTTGCAAAAGTGTTAAATTCAAGAGGGGTAATATATCCTCGACTTTCCTTGTTTAATATGAAGTGAACAAGGTTTCTTATGTCGTTAATCATAATGTCAAATTTTATGCAAATTTACAAAAAAAAAGCACCCCGTTTCCGGAGTGCCAAAAGAGAAAAATATTATAAGGCTTATAGTGATTCGCTAATTTTAGAAAGCACGTCCATACCCTCGTCCGTTAGGAAGAATGAAGCCATTGCTGAGTAAACGTTTTCTCCAAAAGGTACTGTTAAAATTTTCCCTCCTTCTTTCGCCCAAGTTACATTTCGTCCGTCTCTGCTGATTTTGATAATACCCATATCTACAGCTCGAACTGCAATGTTTCTAAACTTGACAATATCATCATCCACAAGAGCCATAAACTCTTTTGGGTTTTTACGAGCGTAAACCATTAAGTCACGTCGAAGTTCAGATGAAGATAATCGGTCTACTTTATTCTTGAAAATCACTCGCCCAACGGCCTCTAAATCCTCAATAGCCATTTCTTTTACTTGAATCTGAGCGTTTAGTACAACCAACTCTTCATCGTAATCCTTTTGAGCTTTTTGCTCTGGATTGAACTCATAGAATACTTTTCCGTTGTCCGGGTGGTAAATTGATAAAAATTTTTGTAACTCAACATTTTCTTTAGGGACGATTAGTTTCCCGTTCTCCATGACAATTTGAGTTGTTACAGCATACCCATCTTGCTCATCTAAGAATACAGAAGACTGATTGTCGCAATAACGTAAAGCTCGATTCTTTTCACCGTCAAAATACAATAGTGGTTTTGATGGAGCGTGCTTAGAACGGATAGCGTAAGTAATTGGAGTTGCATCTCCTTTTAAAATGTAAGTTCTGTCCTTGAACTCAAAAGTTTCTTCAGTAGGTCTTTCAACCACTTGCTTTGGTTTTCTTCCAGCCATATTAAATTAGATTAAAAATGATGGTGCAAATATACAAAAAAAAAGAGAGGCATAAGCCCCTCTTCTTTGTAGTGTAGATTACTACTATTTTAACAACATAAAGTTGTTAGCTCCAAGAGTAATCAATGCTCGCTCTGACAAGAAGTGAACAGCCATAGCGTCCAAATCTGTGTTAGAAGCACCACCAGCAGAACCTACTACCCAAGACTTATACTTGCGGTCTTCAGTTTCTGACTTGCGGTAACGTACGTGTAAGAACGGACGCTTAGCATTTTTACCAATTACTTGGTCGTAAACAGTAGTAGTACCAGCAGGAACCAAGATACCGTCAATATCGGTAACGTAACCACGAGTAGTAGCGTCGTTCAAATATTTCCAGTCAGACTTATAAAAGTCATATCCTAAGTTAAACCCTTTGAATCCTAAGTTTAACGCCATCTTCTCATCGTTATCAAACAAACCGTAAGAAGCCAATGCTGTGTTAGCATTAGAGATAGACGCTAAAGTCTTGTCAATTTCAAACGATGTTTTACGATTTACGAATAAAACGTTTTCTTGAATAGCACCTTCTTTGTCAAGAATCTTAATGATGTTTTCAATGTCTTCACGCTCAGTGATTGCTCCAGTACCAACGTTACCACGAGTTTCAACTTCGTAGAATAAACCTTTAGTACCTTTGTAACCAGCAGTAGCAGCAGCAGAACCAGCAACAGCTACTTCTCCTTCAACCATTGACATTTCAAGGTAATCCTCAAAACGTAAACGAGTTTCGTGTTCTGATTTCAAATACCACAAGTATCCTGTAGCACCGTTTTCAGTAGTAACTTCAACCCATCCGATTTGAGCCATATCAGAACCATTAACTTGGTATTTGTCTTTGATAATGATAGGGTTGTTTTCTAAGAACTCAGATTCAGCTTCCAAAGAACCTTCCATTCCGTTAGTTCCTTTTTTAAATTCAGAACCGTAAACGAAGATTTTTAAAGCACTAGCAGTGTTTGAAATACCAATAGAATCCAAGTCTGTATCAGCGTAAGGAGCCACAGTAATAGTAACGCCATCAACAGCAATGTTTGTAACAATAGCTTTTGCTACAACACTGTTAGAGGTGTCACTGACTACGATAGTTTGATTTAAACGCACGGCATGAGGAGCATCAAACTCGATTTCATTAACGTCAGTCAATGTTCCTGTTCCAAATACGTGTAAACGACCTTGCTCTGTCCATTTGATCAAGTCAGAAGTAGAAGGCATTTCAGCTCCAACCATACGAAGGAATGAAGCAATAGAGCGATTACCGAAACGCTCAAACTCTTTCTCATACAAATCAGGTAATTCGTGAGACAAGAAATCAAATGTTCCAATGTAGTTTGTAGATAATACAGACTTGCTTGGTGTAGGGGTCAATAAAGGAGCCCCTGTAATCGCGTTAGATGTAAAATTTGCGGTTTGTAAAGCCATTTTGTTTGTGTTGTGTTGTTAGTTTATCGTTTAATTATTTTCAAGCCACTTCCAAAAGAATCATCTTGCACAGCTCTAATTCTAGGCTTGTCGTTTGTTTGGACGTCTTTGACATCTCTAACATTCATATCGACATTTTTAATATCCTTAATGACGCCTTTTGTTGCGTCAGACTTGCCTTGCTCGTAAAAAAACTTAGCAAAAGCATCAGGATTCATCGCCATCGTTAAAGCCTTGTGATAAGAGTGTGCATCTTTAAGAACACCGTTTTCATCTAAATGTTTCTTAATGAAATTAGTAACGTCTAGGTTGTTGCTTTTTACTTCCTCGACATTTTCCGGTTTATAACCAACTTTCTTCTCCCCTAAGTCAAATTCAAAACCTTTGAATGAATTAAAGAAGTCCTCGGTCTTTTTCATAAACACGGACGAGCGTTCTCTCTGTTGTTTCTCCTCCTGTTCTAAAGTGGCATTATGTTGTTTGTAAAACTCATACGCTTTTTTCTGTTCTTCAGACAAACCAGCACTAGACCCTAGCGATAGTTTTAATTCGTCTTTTTTAGAATTTAAAAAGTTTCGAGCTTCAAACAACTCCTCTTTTAAGGCAACTTTTTTGTTTTTAATGTCCGACTCAGAATCAACATCTTCATCGAACCCATACTTAGAATCGATAAGGTATTCAATATCCTCCTCATCTAAGTGCGGTTTTTGCATTTTATAATAATTTCTAAGAACTTCTTCATCTGAGGCTGAGTTCCAATCTTTACTGACCTTTATGTAATTCTCTACACCATAGTCAATTAAAGTTTTAACATCCTCCGGCAATTCTGGAGTTTTAAAAATATCCTCTACACTATTTAGTTGTTTCTCGTACTTAGTATTCAGATATTGTAAAATTTCGTCATCGCTTAAAGAGGATTCTTTTATTTCTTCTTGAACCTCATCTTTTGTTTCATTCTCATTTACTTCTTCGTTAAGGTTTTGTTCAAACTCCTCTTGAATAGATTGTTCTTGCTCCTGAATAGATGATTGCTCCTCCGCATCAACGACTCTAAATTTTAATCCCTCCATGTTTATTTAATTAAATTTGTGCAAAATTAATATATTTTTTTTAATCTATTTTAAACAAGTCTTCAAAGCCCCCTAAAGAGTCTTCTTCGTTAAAGTCAATAGGGTCTAAATCTTGAGTTCTTTGTTTAATCATTTTCGATTGCTGTGTGGCTTGCAGTTTAGTTCTTTCGTCTTTTCTATCCTCCTTCATTTTTTCAGTCTCTGTTTTTGACTCTATAGAACGTGTAGCCACGCCAAGGTTTATTTGGCCCTGCATATTTATTAGCTGCGACTTGTACTCAAATTCTTTAGCCATTTTCTCTAAAGACATTTGGTGTTCCATTTGAGCCATTTGAGCGTCCATTTGACCTTGTAGTTGAATTACCTGTGCCTTGGACTCAGATTGGGCTTGAGCTAAAGAGGCTTGTGCAGACGCTTGAGCCTGATAGTTTTCCTTGTTTCTTTCCGAATCTCTCTGCTCTTTTTCTCTTTTTTTGAACTTTAAAAGTTCAGATGCGATTTTTATGTTTTTTACGGAACGAATATCAATGGCATCGTCAATATCTATTTTTCCGGCGGATATTGCACTTTGTATGTTTTGCTCAAGCATTTGTCGCTCTTCTTCGTCAGGGGACATTTCAATGTAAATACCAAAATCATAAAATGGCAAATCTAATATGTTATCTAGAATATCTATTGAGTTCTGACCAATCATATTTGCAAAAGTGTCTTTCATATCAGAAAATTCAAGAACATCTGACATTCTATAACATAAACACTCGCTTAATCTCTCGGTAATAAATATGCCGCTTTCTAAAACGTGTTTTGTAGCTGTGTTACTGTTTAGTGCCGCTAATTTTTGAAGACCCACCAAAGAGTATTGGTCTGGTTTTGAGCCATCTCTTGCTTCGTTTAATCCGGTTACATCTCTTAACATATTTAAGTGATGATTGTACATATTAAGCAAGGAAGTTATTTTTGCATTTGCACCTGATGAGGTAAGCTCTTGAACTGGGACTCTGGCGTTGTTAAACTCTCCATCTTCTGTATAACTTCTACCAATAACACTACCGGTTTGAAAGTATAGATTTAATGCGTCTTCGGGAGTGTATGAATTTCCATTTCCTAAATTAATTGCGTTTAACCCATCTACGTCAAGAAATACACCGTCAGGTTTCATACCGGCAATAACCTGCTGTATCTTCAAGTGAGTTAACTGTATTTGGTCGGCAATAGGAATCATCCTCTTAACCAAAGAATCGATTCGGCCTCTGTACATTCTTGGCGCACACATAACGTATGGAGGGTACACTTTTGATAGCGCAGATTTTGGTCTGACCATATTTCGCATTACCTCCCACTTTAGCAAGTGATTTGTACCTAAAACTAAAACTCCTTCAAACCAAACATCGATTCTTTTAGAAAGTTTTTCAAAGTTGGCGTCAGAACCTTTCGGACCTTCAAATTTATCGTCTCTTTTAATTACTTTTTCACCGCCGTTTCTGGTTTTTTTATTCTTGTATACTACGTTTAAATCTGTTTTAAATGTAAAAAACAAAAGTGTAGCAGTATTGTTCTTGATATTACCGTTAATGTTTCCACCCCTTATGTTTTGATACGCATCCCATCTTGCGGCCATTTTAGAAATTTCTTTAATTTCTTCTTGACTCAAATCAGGATTTATTTTTTTTAGCTCTGTAACGTTGACATTTTTGACTTCTCCAAAATAATAACAATCTTCAAACTGAGGACTTTCTGTAGGAGACCAAATCATATTTGCTGGGTCGCAATACTCAATATTAATTCCTTTGTGTTTGTCAAAATAATGTTTACAAGCAGAAACCCCAATAACAGTTGCGTCTTCGTCAAGCCTTTTCTTGATTAAATCATAACGATTTAGTTTCAATACGTTTTCAATAGCCTTTTCTTGAGCAACTTCAATTTCATCTTTGTAAAACTGCATTTTTAAATCCAACTCCTCCTTACTCTTCGGTATTTCGTTTTCCGGAACAGGGGATATGTCGTACCCAGCAGTCTTGGCAATATCAATAATTGGCCTTGAAACCATTGCTTTCTCAAGGTCTTTTTTGTACTTTTTCTTTTTACTCGAAGAAGTAGCGTCAATTGCATTTGCCTTAATCTCAAACAAACGATTTGACATCCCATTAACGACAATATCGACAAACTTTGGGACAATAGGAACTGGAGTCCAATCTAAATTCAAGTAAGAAATATCCCCGCTTAAAGACATTTCTTTTTTGTATTTCTGAACAGACTGCTCTCCTTTTGCATACATTCTTAATTTATGAAAAAAATCTCTGTTTGTATAAAAACGTGAGCCGTCAACAGATGTTTTTCTAAACCACTCGTTTTGTATTGCGTGACCAACTTGAAGACCCCAATCCTTGCTTTTTTTGATTTCGTCTGTTTCTAGTTGGTCTGGAAAAAATACCGCTGGTATTGAAAAATTATCATTCATGCTTTCTTATTAAAACGCTTTGCATTCCGTTGTTAGAATATCTTGCAAAGTTAAAAATTATTTCTTTAGGTTTTTCTTGAGTCTTTTTAGCGTAGCTTTTATTTGCCATAATAGCTAGACCACTACTAATCGTGGCGTCGTACTTTGTTCTGTCTGATATGTTAAAGTTGGCCCAATCCATTAATGTTTTATTAAAGTACATATTTCCGCAAGAACCTACCTCTCTAAACTCTCCAGTGTGGTCTATTCCAACAAACTCGTCAATGTAACTTTCAACGGCCTGTGCCTGCAAATCTCTTGTTTGCTCAGAAGAAGGAATACCACCTAGTTCTTTCTCAGATGTAGATAGTTCGTTCTTGTGCTTGTCAGGCCTGTTAAGTGAGTAACCTCTGTAACCACGATTTTTAAAGTACTTTAATTGACCAACTTTATTATTCTCAATAAGTATTGGCATTGAGTAAAAAACGCAAGCCATTAAGCAGTCTTCATAAAACTCTTCTGCCGTTCTTGGTCTAGCAATATATTCTAAGAAAAAATGATTACTCGGAGCCCCTTCTAAATTAAATTTTGTTAGGCCGTGTAAAGAACCTTTTGAGCCGCCTCCACCAACTACTCCTGAAATATCATAAGTATCACAACCAAAAGCCCCTATATGAGCGTTTTTAGGATGCTTTGTTCCGTTTTGTTTAATGTCTATTTGGTTTCTCATCTCTTTCTCTGGAAACCAAGTAACTTTAAAGTTGCCCTCATTTGTAGGAATCCATATAACTTCAGAGTCTTGAATCCCATTCTTCCAAGCAAACTTTCCAGTATGAACAATACTTCTTGTAATTAAGTCATCATTAAACTCTATTTGCTCGTATATTTTATTTAAGTCAAACAAAGAGTTTTTAGCCTCGTCTCTAAAAGCGTGAGATTCTGTTCTTGGGTTTTGTCTGTAAAACTCGTTAAGAGCATCTGAGTCACCTCTCAGCGAATCCACTGTGTTATTCCAAAACTCTATAACGCCCTGATATATGTATTCGCCATCTATACCCAATACAGGTGTTTCTGGTGTTTCAAGAACCGGCATACCGTATCGGTCTATATACCCTTCAAAATTCCATTCTGTAGGTATAAACAAAGAATACAAACCGGACTTTGTTTGTCCATTGGCGTTTCTCTGAAGCACATTACTATTCATGTATATTTTCTTAAAACCGGACCCCCCCTCTTTTTGAGAGTTACAAGTGCTTCCCATCATGCACTTGCCTATAACTTTACTACCAACGCGTAAACAAGTCTGAACTACTCGCCAGTTATTTTCAATGCTATTTGGCGGCAACCATTTACCGCTTTCATCTTCTACCAAGAGTTTTAACTTTTCACCGTCATAAGAGTTATCTCCTGTGTTTTTCCAGTCTATAGATGTGTCTAATCCGTCGATAGAATCTTCTTCACTATCGAACATATTGTTTTTAGATATTTTCTTTGCAGGAACCCTATACGCCAATTCAGATTTTGGTTTATCCATACCATCTTGGATAGGTTTAAAAAAGAATGGATAGTTTGTTGATACAGGAACAACCTTGTCTGTAAACATTTTTTTTGCGTCAGGCCCTGTTTTTGAAAGAATACCTATTCGGCTGTTTTTACTTATAGTGGCTATATTTACTGCTTCACCAGATGCCATAAAAGAAAATCCGGAACGTCTGTTTTTTAGATAGCACATTCCGTAACATCTGTAATCAGCTTTACAAGCCTCCCAGAAAATCCAAAAAATTCTATTTGACTCACGAAAGTCCGGTAAACCTACGTCTATTTTCGTCCACTGAAGGTACATATAGTTTGTTCCAGTAATATAGGTTGGCTTTCCATTATTCATAAACCAAAAACCATACTCTCTTCTATCAAACTCTTCTTCTATGTAAGGAACCCACTTATCTCTAAATTCAGAAGGCATTTTATTCCACATAAAAATGTTCTGTATCTTAGATAGTTCCTTTGGGTATTCAAAAGGCTTCCAGTATTGTTCTTCTTTTTTAGACGAATTTTTATGTATTGATTTATGGCTATGTGGAAGTGCTATTTTTAAGTTTTGAATCTCATAGACATCTCCTATGGTTCCGTCTTTTGATATTACTACTAAATCAAACTCTTTGTTATAACCATAAACCCAAGATTTAGATTTGTTTCTTTTTAAAATTTCTTTTTCCGGAACAACATCTACTAATCGATATATATTATTTTCCTCTTCTTTCTGCAAAGGTTTGCATTGATTTTGATTCGTTTTTTTCATCGGTTTTTTTGCTTATCATTTCCTCTTCATTGTCTATTCTTTGCAACAAATACAAAGCATCCTCAAAAGCAGTCCTTTTAGCTGAAACTGCGTTTTTTAGTTTGTCAGCAGATAAATCTCCGCCTTCTTCACCAACAATGCTTTCTTCTAAAACCTTGATAAGCTCGTTAATTGACTTATAAGCAGCGTCAATAATCCTCTGCCTAATCTCTTTTTTGTCTTGCATTTTAATTAAATTTTAATACTATATCTGAAAGTCTCATTCTATAAAGCCTTTCATCGTTTAAAAAAAACTCGTACTCGCTATTTTTTTTAAAACCAATTAAATCCCCTTTTGTAACATCTTTAAAGTCCTCGTTAAAAATTACAATATGACCAATATGCTGCTTTTCTTTTTTGCAATCATCTATAAGGACGTATTCATTTTTCACTGGTTTTACAAAACAGTAGTCGTTATTAGCCTTCCACTCTTCATTGTTTTTTTTGTAAGCATATATCTTGTAGTCGTCAACAAGATACTCGTCGTCTTTAAAAAACTCTGATGACTTCTTTGGCCGGCCTTTCATATCGTAGTAGGTTCTAAATACGTTGTGATGTACGATTACTAAGTCACCAACACATATCATTCCCTTATATTCTTTAGGAATAGCCTTAACAACTCCAACTCTATTTACGCTTTTGTGGTCTTCAAAAGAAGTGTTTTTGATTACGTCTACTCCATTTATTTTTTTTGAGTTGTTATACTCTCCATTCAACGGAGTGATTATAAAATACCTAACAGACTGCATTAAAACTCAAGGTTATATTCAACGACAACGCTATAAGGTTTGTTTATTTTTTTCCAAAGAAGCAGCTCTTTATCCTCGTTTTCAACCCAAACAAAAAAGGATTCTTCAGATTCAAGTATTGCGTTTATCTTATATTTTGATGAAACTCTTTGCTCTACAAAGTAGTGCATTCCATCCTTGTAGTCTTTCCCTAAAGTTATTTTTCTTATTAAACCATTCATTAGATTAAATTTTTACAAATTTATTAAAAAAAACAAAGAAAAATCAACCCTCCATAGCCTCCAGAAAAAACATCGTTTATGTCAAACTTATTTCCTCGTTTTGCGTGATAGTGTTCCCATGCGAAGTTAGGAATATATCCAGCAATCCAGCCTATAACAGCCTTGGCCAAAAATGGCAAATCAGATGTTTGAGGTAATATGTAAACCAAGAAAGCGAAGAATGCACCTGCTAATAAATGCAGGTAGTGTCTTTCTTTAATAAATCCCTTAATTATTTTAGGGAGATTAGTTACAATAGGATGTAGATGTTGTAACAACGCGTAAAATGTTGAGTCTTTAAATGCCATATCGTTTAGTTAAGGTGTTTCTTAAAATTAAATACTCTTTAAATTGCTGTGGACTCAGTTTTTCAGGTGCTTTTATTCCAAATTGTACCCTTTGAGTTTCGTCCATGTAATCGAAATCATCACCTGTTAATGGCTTGATTCTGAAATAAATAAACCCAAAAAATAAAGCGGTTATGGTTGTTGCGTATGCAAGCCACTGAAAAATAGTATCTTGTGATAAATACGACAACACAAACAATGGATATATTATCCTTGCTGAACGCGTGTAATTATATGTCTTGCCAAAAATGACTACCCAATAATCAAGAGCGAAGTTTTTTACTATTAAATTTCTCATGATGTTATTCTTCTTCTATATAAGGAATAGGTTTAAATTCTATGATTTGAAATTTATCATTTCCTTCAATGTTTTCAGCTTGCTCTAAAGAAGAAATCCAATTTTCATTTATATCTTGTGTAAAATTAAAAACAAACCCTTCTTTATACTCTAGATTCTGTAGCTGGTTAACTATCTCTAATGGTACTATCTTGACTAACATGTTTAAGATATTAAATTATTTATTATGTCTACTAATGCCCCGTGTTCAGAGTTTGTTAAACTTCCTCCTGCCCAAAAAATTCCTCCTAAAGTTGCGTTTGAGTATATACTTTCAGTCCTTAATAAAACCACATTAGCTCCACTAAAACTGGAAAAACCTGTTTGAGTTCTATTAGCGACGGTTTTATTTCTAAAAAGTCTTAATGCAGTACTACTATCTCTATAACCAGCTTTTACCTCTGCGGCTGATGTGTAGTTAAAGGTTGAAGTTAAGTTTGAAAGCGAATTAATCCTTATAGCGCTAGTTGAAATTGTTAATCGCATTCTGTTATTTGAAAAAGAATTAATTTCGGACATTATTGCTTCAAGACCTAAAGTACCACCATTAACAACCCTTAATGCGTATCCAGCACTATTCAATTGATAAATACCCCCACCTTGGTTTGGTGCAAATCCTGTATTAAAATAAGCATCAACTCCATTACCGACAATGCCGCTATTAGTCACAAAAGAAAGTCCGCCAAATACTGTTCCCTGAAATAGAGATGGATTTCTTACATCTATTCTTGCGCAATCTAAACTACTATTCCAAAGAAACTTCATAGACCTTGTTTTTGACCATATACCAGCATTAACCATATCTATAACAGCTTGGTTATGTCTTTCTTTTGTAAAATTATCAGGATGGGGGATAGACAATGCTGTTAGTCTATCAAGATAAGACTGATATTCTGGAGAATATCCTCCTAAAGTAAGCATCATCATTCTTCTCAAACTCATATTAAGCTCTTTGATTAATAGAATAAATTATTTCAGTAGAATTAATGTACATACAAAAAATGTAATTAATCTGTCCTGTTGTGTAATTTCCACTTCCACTGAGTTTTTTAAATGGAGAAGTAAATGTAGGTGCTGTTCCTGAGTTATGTATAATTACATTGGTTACGCCTACCTGAGCATTTGTTGTATCAACTGATATGTTTCCAGTTTCAGGTGTTGCAATTGAACCATACAACCTATCTGTTACAAAAGTCAAAACTGTACCTGTTGTAGTACCAGCAGCGGTTGGTAAAGGTGTATATCCTAATGCGTCTTGTTTTGAATTAAATGTAGTCCAATCTGTAGAACTTAACTTTCCTGTATTTATTGCAGAAGCTACAGGAAGATTAAATGTATGCGTATCAGTTACTGATGAAATATTAAAATCCGTTCCTGTTGTGCCAACATCAAAATACTGTACTTGTTGTGTTAATCCATTTAACGCTGTTAGACCCGTTGTAAATGTTGTAAGCACCTCACAAAGATTACCATTCTCTGTATGTAATGTTATAGTCCTTCCACCTGTAATTACATAAATACGGACTGCCAATCTATCAGTAATGAGTAATGAAGTTTGCGGAACAGGAATTGAGGTATAGTACTGGTCAACAGTTGTACCATTTGTAATACCTTCTGGATTTGTTGAACCACTTGCGACAAGAGTAAACACATTTGTAGTGCTAACTTTGTAAATTTCAGCATAAAATTGTGGACTTCCACCAGATGCACTTGATTGAAAATAAAACTCTAAATTCCAATTACCACCAGGTATATTTAAAAACGAAGGGTCTCCAGCGTCAGTTATAAATGATGCAATATACCCATTACCTGCTCCATTTGTTCTTATAAAATTAGCACCTCCTCCAAGTATTGGTGTTTTACTCATTTGATAATAAGTATCTCCACCAAATGTACCTTGAGACACACTACCATTAAGATAGTAATTAACCGACGCGCCACCTCCTGTTGAGTTTGGAAAATTAGCTAATGTTCCATCACCTCTAACGTATTGCGAAACTGAACCAGCTCCAGTAACTGTTATATCACCACTTGATGTTATAGGGCTATTTGTTACAGTAAAAGCTGAAGGCATAGTTAATCCAACAGATGTAACACCTGCAGAAGGAATTGTTGGATACGCTATCTGCTTTACATTGCCTGACGAATCTCTTACCAATAAACTATCAGACGTGGCTCCTGTATCGGGTGTCTGAGATATTTTTAACTTACCATCAGAACCTATAACAAAAGACTCAGTATACGACGCTCCAGTCTTAAATGTATAGGTTCCTCTTGTTCTATACTCTGTTCCTATTGTGTTGTCATCTATGACTATGTTGGACTGCGACGCACTAGGGTTGCCTAATACAAAGTCCATTTGCGTTTGGGCCCTTTGTATGGACAGTAGTGTATTACCGTTTAAAAAACTTCTGTTTGAGTCTGCAATCTTTACAGAGCCAAAGTTATCTTCTGATATTTTACTCCAAGTAACATTTGTTGGGGAACTGAACTTAGCTATTCTGTTTGTTTTACCAACACCTGTAATCCCAGTATCAGGCATAGATGTCAACACATAGTCCATTGTTCCGGGGTCCCATACATAGGCCAAGTCCGTGTCTAGTGCAATATATATAACTCCAACTGTGCCTATTGATGGAAACGATGCTAAGTCAGCGTACTCAACGACCTGCTCCTGCGATATAAATGGATTAACACCATCCTCACCGTCATTTGTTAGGTCCGATGTTTTTGTGGGTATTTCTGGCTTGTTTAATATTAGAGAATCTCCTCCTGTTGAGTCCCAATCCGCATTTATTTGTCTAACCCTAGCCCCTTCGCCTAAATCGAGCCAATAAGTATTTCCTCCAATCTCTGGAAGTATAGCGTCATTATCAAACTTAGCTTTATATATTCTTCCTTCGTAATAGACTACATCGCCAGCCTTATATTCGTTATTTAAAGCATCTGTGTGATTTACAGAAAACTCAATGGCGTTTAATGAAACTGCCGGTAAATCATCGATAGTTATAAAACCAACATCGTTGTTAAACTCAGATAGGTTTTCTGGAGCTCCATCTATGTCGCTGTAATTAACGGACATATCAAGCAAACCAATTAAAAAAGAATCGTTAAAAGACAAAAATCCGTTTCCGCGGACAAACTCAACATCTATTTTGAGTAGGTTTGAGTTGTCTGGGTGGTCTTCAACCAAAATTAACTTGTATATAGAGTAGCAATTTGGGTTTGCGGAATTGTAAAAATATATGTAGTCTCCTTCAAAACTTGAGATTAATTGGTCAAAAAAACGAACTTTTAAATCTTTTTTGGACAGCCCAAAAGATGTTACAGAATTAAACGAAACTGTATCAGGAGAGGGTTCAAAAATCCAAATAAAGCCAGAAGGCGTGCCAGATGGGTTTTGCCACTCTGTGTACCTTAAAGTGACGGAGTTTGGAAATAAAATTGTACCAACGCTTGAGTAGTACTCTGCAACCTTGTCGGCTGTAAAGTTCTTTGTTTGATTAGAAGACTGAGCATCGCTACCAATCCACTTATCATTACCTCTTACTACACCATCGTTTTCGTATGTATGTATTCTTGCCATTAATTAGTAATTAAAAGAAACCCAGACAAAGATAGTGAAACTATGCCTATATATTTCCAAAACGTTTTTTTCGTTTTTTCTTTTTTAATTATTTTTTCGTTGTTTATGATAACTTGGTTTAAAGAGTTGTTTTCCATCTCCTTTGATTTGTAAGCACTTAATAGAAGTTGATTCTGTTCTTGTAACAGAGCAGTTCTTTTTTCTTCATTCTTTAAGATGTCTTTTGTTAACTTTAACTCCGCCTTGCAAGCGTCACCCTTTATTAGCTCCGTTATTATCTTTACTGACTGAATGCTGTCCAGTATCACAACCTTTTCCTGTGCGTTCATCGAAATAACACTGCATATCAGAAACGCTATACTTACTAACAAGTTTAATTTTTTGAACATATACTTTTTTGATTTTTGATTTTTGACGTATTAAACTATCTTTTGTTTTGACTAAAACACCATCCTTTTCTTTTAGATTTTCATACATTTTTATGTATGTTTTTGCCTGAGCATTGTAAAATAAAGCGGAATCCTTTAAAACTTTATTTTCGTTTTCAAGATGTCGAGTTTTATTTAGGTTGAAAAACAGAGCAATTACAAGAACAACAACAATTACTACGGCAATGTATTTTTTATAATTCAACATAATTAATTCCGTTTTTATCTTTAATCAATTTTCCAGAGTCATACTTTCTTTTTAAAGACCTCCAGTCATTTCCGAAGTTCATTTCAAAATGAGGCGCGTCTTTAAACCTTTTCCAGTCGCCACCCCAAGACCATCCTTTAGACTTGAAATAGTTAACAACTTCCATCCAGTCAGCTTTAGAGTCTTTGTCAAAATCACGAATCATAGACCAAGATGCCTCTTCAAAAGTTCCGTTTCCGTCATTGTCATATAACAATACAATATCAAAAGCCAATCCGTAATTATGAATTGACTGCCAAGCACGAGCGTTTGTAACTTTTGGTCTTCTATTAAACAGGGCATTTTGCTCTTCTGGCGTTCTGTAAACATACGCAAATCTAAGCCTTGCGCCTTTGCCCAACAGGTTGTTGGCCTCTATGTATTGCTGTCGAAGTTGCTCTCTAATTTTTGGATGAGCCTGCTTTATACGCTCAAGTGTAATATTATCCATTTGATTTTGATTTTATTATTGCTACTCCAAGGGCTGAAAAAAAAGCGACTATAACCGCAATAGCCCATTTAAACTGTTTTACGTATGTGTTAACCTCAACTTTAAACTCTTCAAGGTCGTCAACCTTAGCCTCTACAGAACGTAACTTTCCAGCAATACCTTGCTCAGAACTTAATGGGTTGCCCATAATTGCGTTTTTAATATCTCTGACGTCACCACCAACGTCCTCTAGCTTCTCCTTAAAAAGTCGTTGATGTTGTTCCAACCTGTCTAATCTTTCACTGTTTAGGTAATCTCTATTCGGCTCCATTGTTACTTTTTGATTTAAAAAGTTTTTCAACAGAGTCTACAAAACTTTGAACGGCAATATAAGCAGTTGCTATAATTACCCAGTCTGTTGAATGTAAAACACCTTTAAACAAAGCTACTGAAGCCACAACGAAAACAAGCAACTTCCTGCTTATCCATTTATTGATTCTGTAGTCTAAATTTTTCATACTAATATGAGTATAATGTTGACAAGCCTAAAGCTAAACTTTCGTAGTCATCAGTATAGTCATTGCCATCAACAAGTATTTGTGTAACATTATTTGTAGGTGTTGAATATATATCAATACCCAAGTGGGAGTAATACGCTGGGTCAATACCTAAGATGTGCATATATAATTTCCATTGAGTCTTGCCAGAGGCGGTTACTCTTTCTTCTGGAAAATTTTTAATCGTAAATGTTGAATTGTTTAATGGATATACTTGAAACAATTCTCCATCTATGTATAATGCAATGTGGCTTCCTATTTTTTCAAATGAAAATATCATTATTTTTTGTTTTTAGTGTTATTTGTCTTTGCTTTAACTAATCTCGTGTTTTTTTTGTGATTAGAACCCCCTTTAGCTAATGGCTTTATGTGGTCAACCACATATCCGTCAGGTATATTTTTATGCCTAGCTCTAGCCTTTGCCCTCATGCTTTTCTTCTTTTTTTCTTCTGGAGTAGCGTTCTTTGCTTTTTTATAGGCCTTTCCTTTTTCGCTTTTATTCCATTTAGAAGAAGTTTCTTGATGCTTTTTTCTAGCCTCTGGATTTTCTCTATAATATTTAGCAGTTTTACTTAAAGCCATAATATTATTTTTTCATCATTTTTTTTGCTTTTCCTTTAGCAGCTTCTTTTTTTTTGTACTTTCCAGCCTTAGACATTGCAATTGCTACTGCTTGTTTTTGACTCTTACCTGAAGCCATTTCTTTTTTAATGTTTTCTGAAATAGCTTTGTCTGATTTTCCTGATTTTAACGGCATAACTTTTATTTTTTATATGGAAATTTTTTGTTTAACATTTTCTGTCTTTTATCGCATCCGCAGTCTTTAGATACTTTTTTTACAACAGCTTTCACTCCGGTATATTTTGCTAACTTAGCAATAGTATCTCCTAATCCTCTGCTTTTCATCTTTTAATAGGTTTTACTCTCCTACCCATTCCTACCTTTGATTTTTCTTTCTTTTTACTAGCAAGTTGCGACTTACTCATTTCTGATTTAGTCACCGGTGTTTTTGAAGACACTCTTTTTGTTGGCCTACAGTATTCGTTTTTACCGCCGGCTCCACAAGGCTTTCCGGTTCTTGTGTCTTCCCACTTTTCATCCTGCCATCTTTTTAATTCAGAGCCCTTTTTTCCTTTACGAACATTTCCTTTAGATTTCCTGCATTTAGCTATTGCCTGAGAAGCTCTTGCTGAAGGAAAAACATCGTATTGAGCTTTGACTTTTTTATAACAAGCATCTTTCATTTTTGCAAATTTAATGATTTCCTGATAGACTTAGCTTTGTGATAATTTTTTTCATTTGCAAAGTTAAAGTCACTCAAAAACCATCCGTTTGAAGACTTTCTTTTTTTATTTAATAAATCATTAATTCTAAACGTTTTATTGTTTGTAAACACTCCTGCTTGATAAACATCATGAAAATAAAAAACATCTTCATTTGTATTTTTTAAGCAAACAGGGGTATTATATCCTTTTAAACAAAACTTATTGTTTTTAAATCTTTTCTTGCCACTTATATTTTTTAAACCCAAAAAAGAAGCGCAACTTGCTTGAGAATCAAAACTAAATTCTTCCCCTGTTTCGCAATCTATTATACAAATGTTTTTTGATGTATTTAAATTTGAGCCTCCAATACCTCCTAATTTTATATTTAAACAACTACTATTGCTCAGTAAATCTTTAGTTACAATCTTTTCTTCAAAAGAATAGGCGTCATGCATATTATCAAACTCAGCTATAATTTCTCTTTTAAAATTCTTGTATCCATATTTTATTACTGAATCAATAAACGCTGACTTTACGCCCTTTTTTTTAAGACTTATAGCATTTCCTTGACTACAAACTCCGCATCCTATATATCCATCAGAAATTCTTCTTTCTAAATGGACTCCAATATAAAATTTATCGTTCACAGTGCAAGTTGTTTTGTAGACTATATATCTTGGCATTACTTTCCTTTCAAATATTTATCGCTATTTGGCGACCATAAGTTTTTACAGGCCCAGTATCTAGCGGTTAGTTTGTTAGTCGCAGAGGCGCATTTATGTCTTGCATTAAAAGATTTTCTAGCTTTTGCTGAATAATTTGATTTGTAACCATCTGCTCCGTAATGTATTAGCTTTTCTGTTCCGTTAGAACAAGCCTTGACCATTCTTTTCTTTCCAGCCCTATCGCTTGGTCTAGGACTATTGCACTTCATTTTGCTTTTATCTGCCATAGCTTAGTTGTATATTCGCACTTCTATTTGACAATTCAAAATGCCGTCTGTAGGTTGTGGATTGCCACCTGAAAGAGCCATTAAAAATACTTGAGAATTACTCACCCTCCCAATCTTTACGAAATTGTCGTACGCACCAAAATACGTTGGGGTTGCAAAACAAACTGTCTTATTATTTGTAAAGGTAGAGCCACTTATTGTGCCTATATACACTCCAGCACTATTTCTAGTCCACGACACAGTTCCGCCAGTATTGTTAAAAACTTGACTCACAACAAAAGGAGGGTCTGTCGGAAAAGTGCCGGCCATAAGTATAACTACGTAGGATTTATAGTTTAGACCTTCACCAGCAACACCTTGCGGTCCTTGCGGTCCAGTAGCGCCTTCAGCTGCTAACAACGCCCAATTTCCCGGATTATCGGCAGGGTTTTCATTTTCAGAACCAGCATTACTTTCCGTGTATAAAAACCAAGAAGCCCCGTCATATCCAACTGCGTCGTTTTCAAAATAATCAGTGCCTAAAACCCACTGCCCCCTCCATAATAACCCCGCTGGGCCGGCAGGACCCGGAACACCTTGAGGGCCTTGAGAACCTTGAGGGCCTGTGTTTCCTTGAGGACCTTGAGGACCTTGAGGACCTACACTTCCGTTTCCAAGAACAAAATCAGCTAATTTTTGAAGTGTGAAATTTTTAGTTATATTTCCAGCAGAGTCA